CCCCCTATGTTGGAGCAGGTAGTGCCAGAGAAAGCCGATGATAATACGACTGCTGATAAGCAGAAAAAGAAGGCTAAAGGCACCAAGAAATATCAAACCCCTCTCAACATTGCCAAGACCTCCAGCGGTTCTGATGGGTCTGGGGTTAACACGTCTAACTGATGCAGATTGATGGCAAGACTTGTGCTTCCAGATATGAACAGCTTGCGGCAGAACGTGAGACGTATCTGAATCGAGCGCGAGAATGCGCCAAACTAACGATCCCAGCGTTGATGCCAGAATCAGGGCATTCTTCAGGAACTATTCTCCACACACCCTACCAAGGGGTTGGGGCAAGGGGCGTAAACAATCTGGCTTCAAAGCTATTGCTCTCCCTACTACCTCCAAACACACCATTTTTCCGATTCATAATTGATGATTTTACTGCGGAAGAATTGGCACAGGAGCAAGGGCAGCGGGCCAAAGTAGAGGAAGCTCTTAATAAAATTGAAAGGTCTGTTCAGGCAGAAATTGAAAGCCAGAATCTTAGGTCTCCGATTTTTGAAGCACTAAAACAGCTAATAGTTGCTGGCAACGTTCTCATCTACCTGCCTAAAAAAGAAGGCGCTAGGGTCTTCGATATGCGGAGGTATGTGGTCAAGCGCGACCCTATGGGTGCCCCGATGCAGATCATTATTAAAGAGACTGTAAATCCCACAGTCCTTGATGATGACATCCGCCAGATGGTCATGGAGACCATGCCCAGAAATGAACAGAAATCAGTCGTTGATGCTGAGGTTGATGTTTACACGGCAATGTACCGTGATACCAAAAAATGGCGGCTGCATCAGGAGATCAACGGTAACATGGTTCCCCGATCTGAGGGATCATGGCCTATTGATAAATCTCCAATGCTCCCCCTGCGCTGGACGCGGATCGATGGTGAAGATTGGGGGAGGTCATATGTTGAGGAGTACAAGGGTGACCTAATTTCACTAGAAGGAATCAGTAAGGCCGTACTAGAAGCCACAGCGGCGTCTGCCAAGGTTGTCTTCATGGTAAACCCAAACGGCACCACACGCGCCCGTGATATTGCTGAAGCACCTAATGGCGCAATCGTCAGTGGAAATGCCAATGAAGTAACAGTGCTTCAGACTGACAAATACCAGGACATGCGGGTTGCACGGGAGACCGCTCAAGGAATTGAACAGCGTCTCAGTTTTGCATTCTTGGAAAACACCGCTGTGCAACGCGATGGCGAACGGGTAACCGCGACCGAAATCAGGCGCATGTCACAGATGCTTGATGACGCCCTCGGCGGCAGCTTCTCGCTAATGTCAGAAGAATTTCAACTACCCATGGTGAACCGCGTAATTGACCGGATGGTCAAACAACGTCGATTGCCATCATTGCCTAAAGGCATAGTGACGCCCTCGATTGTCACGGGCCTTGAGGCGCTGGGACGCGGGCACGATCTTGAAAAACTGGAAATGTTCCTTCAGGGGCTACAAATGCTACCGCCTGAGGTCATTGCCCAACACCTTAACGTGTCTGATTACATCAAACGTCGAGGAACAAGCCTCGGCATCGATATGGATGGCTTAGTTAAATCCGCTGAACAACTTCAGCAGGAACAGCAAGCCGCACAACAGCAACAGCAAAGCCAAATGCAGCAGCAGGGCATGATGGACATGGCAACCAAAGCCGTGGGTGGGGCCGCTGGTCCCGCAGTCAATGCAGCTAGTGAAATTGCTCAGGGCATGGACCCTGAAATGATGCAGCAAATGGCCGCACAACTTGAGGAGCAAACGGAATAGATGGTTGAGACAGTTACCATTGCCGAAGAAGATACATCGTCAGGGCCTACTCTTGAGGAGTCAGCAGAAAAACTTGGTATTTCTACTGAACCAGAACAGCAAGACGCACCTAAAGATGACCGACCTGATTGGCTTCCTGAAAAATTTAGGTCCGCTGAGGACATGGCGAAAGCCTATGGTGAACTTGAGAAACGCCAAGGCAGTCAATCTAAAGAAGATGTCCCATCAAACGATGAAGCACGAGAAGCTGTAGAGTCGGCAGGTATCAACTTCGATAGTTTGTCGAATGAATATGCTGAGAACGGCCAGCTATCCGATCAGGCATATGACAGCCTAGAAAAAGCTGGCATCCCCCGCCACATTGTTAACAGCTACATCGATGCTACTCAGGCACAAGCTGAAGTAGCGCAGGGTAAAGTCTATGAAACTGTGGGTGGACAGGAAGCCTATGGGAGCATGGTTGCTTGGGCTGGTGAGAATCTAAGTGAAGCTGAGATCGACGCATACAATACAGCCGTTAATTCAAACGACATGGCGTCCATCGACCTAGCGGTTAATGGCCTCAAGGCACGTTATGTTGCTTCCGAAGGCGCTGAACCCGCCCGCCAGGTTGAAGGTGGTGTGTCTGGGAACGTAGGTGGAACGTATCGGTCCATGGCTGAACTAATGACAGACATGAATTCGACAGAATATAAAAATGACCCAGCATTTCGCGCTGACGTTGCCAAACGATTGGACAATTCCAACATCTTGGAAACTAGGCGCGGATGAACCACCCAATTCAGGTAATCCAAAAAAAGGTGTTTGAGCCTGAAGCCTGTGCCGACATTAGTGGTGATCTTGAAGAGCTTGCAACAGAACCCGCCGGAATCATGGCGGGAAATGGCTTCGGACTAGCGCGTAAATGTGAACTATCGTGGGTGAACCGTTCACCTGAATTGGAATATATTCATAAGCCGATTGAAACGGCATTCACGGAAGCAGCAGAGTTCTTTGGGTTTACAATAGATCGAATTGAAAAACTCCAATACACGGTCTACCACCCGTTCAATTGGTATCTAATGCACACTGATTGCGGGCACAATGAACCTAATGTTCTTCGCCGCAAACTTACAATGTCCATTAATTTGACAGAACCGTCTGACTACATTGGAGGGCGGCTAAAGGTTAAAACTCAGGATGGGGAACAACCGACTAAACAAACTGGACAGGCTGCAATTTTTCCCAGCTTCTTATGGCACAGAGCTAACCCAGTTCTGTTGGGCACTCGGAAAGCAATTGTTGCTTGGGCCTTGGGTGAGGAACCATTTAAATAAATGCGCGACTACAAAAAGGAATACCGTGATTACCACGGGAAGCCAGCGCAAAAGAAAAGACGGGCAGGACGAAACAAAGCCCGCTCACTGATGATCAAGAAAAAAGGCAAAGCCGCTGTAGCTGGTAAGGATGTTCACCACAGAGACAGGAACACCCACAACAACTCCAGCAGCAACCTCTCGATTATTTCCAAGAGTAAAAACCGTTCAATGAAATAGTGCCGCTCCTCTTTAGGAGGGCGCTTAGGTGACGGCCTAAGTCTTCATACCTTCATCTACTGGACCCCTTACGAGGGATAATCCTGTTCCCGTGAAGTCGTTGAAGAACTTATCTTTAACTCTGTTAGAAAAGGATCGAAGCTATGGCTAATGCCACAGTCTCAAGGCTTGGTCTCGTTGAAAACACGGGAACAGGTTACGATGCTCTTTTCTTAAAGGTATTCTCTGGTGAGGTTATGGCCTCATTTAACGCGAATACCGTTATGAAAGAGCGGGTGCGAGTTCGCAATATCTCAAGCGGAAAGAGCGCCCAATTCCCAGCCATTGGTAAAAGTGCGGCATCCTACCACACGCCAGGAAACGAGATCGTCGGTACTGCAATTAAGCACAATGAGAAAGTGATCACGATTGATGATCTTCTAATCTCACATGCTTTCATTGCCAATATTGATGAAGCGAAAAATCATTACGATGTCCGTAGTGAGTATTCCACTCAGCTTGGTCAGGCCCTTGCTCAGACGTATGACCGCAACCTGCTGTCTATGGCTGTCAAGGACTCCGCAACCCCGCCGACTGCTATTGCAGATCAGGGCACCTCTGAGCAAATCCTCCAATCTGCGGCACTTAACATGGGCACCGCTGCCGATGTAACTACGCTGGTTGGTCAGATTTATACGGCTGCTCAAAAGCTGGATGAAAAGAACGTTCCGAAAGAGGACCGTTTTGTATTCATCACTCCCGCTGCCTATTACGGCATCGTGCAGAACGACAAAATTGTTAACCGCGATTTCGGTGGTAGCAATGGTGTCTACTCTGACGGCACCGTGATCAACGTTGCGGGTATGCAGGTTGTAATGAGTAACAACCTTGCCGTCGATCACACCTCCGCGACTACCGACACCGCTGGTAACAAGTACGGTGTTGATGCCAGCAGCTATCTTGCTGTTGTCATGCAGAAAGGTGCGCTCGGTACTGTCGAGCTATTGTCGATTGCTTCTGAAGCAGAATATGACATTCGCAGACAGGGCACATTGATGATCAGTAAGATGGCCGTAGGCCATGGTACTCTTCGCCCAGAGTGCATGATCGCAATCAAGAACGCGACTTCCTAAGTCAGTTCTAATCAAGGGACGCCTTGGAGAAATCCAGGGTGTCCCTTTTTTTCAATTTTGATACAGGGATAACCAATGGCAATTATTACGCCTACGACAGAGCTTGAGGCCGTCAATGTGATGATGTCTCACATTGGTGAAAGCCCTGTGAACACTCTTGAAGATGACAACGTGGTGGATGCCACGATTGCTCAGACAATTCTTAATTCAGTAAGCCGCGAGGTGCAGTCTCAGGGTTGGTACTTTAATACAGAAATTGGGTACTCAATTACGAAAGACACAAACAACAAGTTTGCTGTCCCTGTTAATACCGCTCGGATTGATGGGGTAAACACCACCACTTCATCAACCCATACCGATCTCGATTTAGTTCTGCGCGGTGGTTTCTTGTACGACAGGAAGAACCACACCTACACACCGGACGCGACAACCATCACTGTCGATCTGGTTGTATTGTTAGAGTTCACTGATTTACCTGAAACTGTGCGCCGGTATATCACCCTCCGCGCTGCCCGCGTATTCCAAGAGCGGCACCTCGGCTC